TTGACGATGCTAGACTATTGGCCACTTATGATTTTAATAAAAGCAATTTACCTAACGAATTTGTAAACTCCCGAGAAGGCGGTTCAGCAGTAAGTAACACCTGGGATCCTATTACTCGTGGTGTAAAACTTGCGGTGGGCGTAGATCAAGGTGATCGTGTAACACAAACATCAAACCTGTTTCACAGTACAGAAGATGGCGCAAGTATGTTGTTCATCATGGCAGCAAGATCTGGTGATGCAGGAAAGGAAAATGTTGCCCGAAACTGGGGATCATTTGATGCAACAGATGGATACTTTTTCCAAATAAAAGGATCGGACGTAGCGCCTGGAGGTAGAGTTCAAGGTGGTTCGCCTTCTGCAGTAACTCCTGGCGCTGGTTCAGCATTAAGAATTGTTCATCGTTATACATTCAATGGTACAACGGGTAATCACGAAATAGTTCAAAATGAGTGGAACAGAGACACTCTCTTAGGCACTGGTGGTGCTTCAAACCCCTCTGGTATGCAATTAGATGTTACAAAAATAAATGCGTATTGGATTGACTATCAATACTTAGGAGGAGGTAGAACTCGTTGGGGTGTATTCTATAAAGGTGACCGCATTGTATGTCATGAAATGATTCATGGCAATGCAGAAGAAGGTCCAATGACTCAAAATAGTCATCCGATTGCTAATCCCAATAGACCTGTATGTTGGGCAATAGCTAATTATGGAACTACTGGTAGTAGTTCAGAATTTTATGCTTATGGTGCTGGTGTATTCATTGAAGCAGCAACAGATCCGTTACGAGCTTCTCAACAAGTTAGTATTGATGTACAGACAAAAACATGGGGTCAACCAGAACTTCAACCTTATTGGAGAACTGAACAATCTCGAAGTGGTAGTTCCAGCCAGTTCCCCGCCCTGTTAAAATCAGGTACATATAGCAGTCAAAGCAGCACACAGTATGCAATGACTTTATCTCCCGAACAGTTTTTATCTAACGGGGATGAAAATCATTCTGTTTATCAACCAGTTATTTTTCAGTTAAATAATCACGAGATAGAAACCGGAGACCCATCTCTTGTAGAGATTCGTGCTTTCTATGGTTGTGTAATGCGAGGGTTCGAATGGGACGACAGCAAACCAAGCACCCCAACTGTTATTTTTGATAAAGACGGTGATCATTTAGGCCACGTAATAGAAATTGGTAGATTTGTGGTTGACGGTATAAAGGAATTCAACTTCAGTGAACTATCAGACAATTTCCAATACGGTACTGTAAGAAATCTTAGTGACCAAAAGTTTTCAAGAGCACTACAACCTTTGACAGGATGGAAAAGCGCCGATGATCGTTATAGCACCGGACAAGCCAAAGTCGTGGTTCAAGTAGGTCCAGATCCAGTTTATGGTTCCAGCGTACACTATTTTGCAGATAAACAACCTGTTGTAATCAGAGAGGTTGATGGAGATCAAGTAATCAGTGACGCATTTAGCACTGCAACAACTTTCACAAATATTAAAACAGCAGGTGCTTCTGGGTATGCTTCTGCAGATCAAGTAGATAATCCTGCGGATTGGCATTATATATCGTTCATAGATAGAAACGAGGCTTGGTTATATAATAGTCAAGCAGATATCGATGATGATCGTTTGACTCGTACTGTTGATGTAGATGATTGTACAGGTATGGATTTAGGTCAAACATTTGTAATTACTTCTGGTAATCATGAAGCTAAAATTATGAAAATTGATGTAGATAAAGGTGTCGAAAACGCTAATGTAATTGCAGCAACTGCAGCAGTAAATGGAGTCGAGTATCAGATTGTTACTGTAGGTAACACTGACTATACTGGTAATGTTGGAGCAGCAAGAAGCGTTCCTGGAGAAATATTTACAGCAACAGCTACAGCACCTACAGGAACAGGCACTATTGTTGCAACTTCAAACGGAGGCACAATAGCGATTGTGGGTAGAAGTTCTGCACAAGCAAACTACATTGGAGCATTCACAACAAACGATGGTTCATCGCCTATAACGACACTAGCTTCCGGAACTGCTTCTAATCCCGATACCGATGCAGGTATTGCTAAAGATTACTGGACCTCGATCAATGCACTTAGTTACACTGACTTGGGTATGGATGCTGCCGAAGATTTATCAAGTTCAACTGCTCCGACTTATACTGGTTTGGCGTTATTCGGTAATCCAAATCCAAGAGCAGCATGGACATTTATGATTAAGCATTTGGATAATCCAGACGAAGACGCTGACGGTGACAGTGCACCAGTTAAGAAAAATTCCAGAACAAATTGGAATATATTCTGGCGTGAGAAGTTACAGTAATGCCTAATATAGTTTTCAATTATGGGGAATGGACATATTGGGAGGACTACGCTCCTCCTACTTATGTAGGCAATCAAAAGGTAACTTTTGATGGCCCGAATCGTTTGATTCTTGTAAATGAAGGCGAGACCACCCTTGATATTCAAGAGGATGTATATTCAAATTGGAAAGAGTGGATGCTTCAAAGAGACAATGCAAAGTTTCCAGAAGCATTCCTTCCTCTTGGCGGTGACCCGATCACTGACACAACGTTCGTAGGAGATACGTACTTTTTGGAGAATGGGTGGAGAATTCAGCCATGGCCTTCCGGACAGGGGTATATTTTAGATGTTATTGGAAATATTTATACTCGCGAGCCTGGACAGAATCCTGTAAATCCAACTAATAATGTATCAGTACTTCTAACACGATCTAATATTACTGAAACTGCGATCGCGGGTGGGGCCGACACAGAAAATAGACTTTTAGAGATATGGAGAATTCTAGGATTGGACTCTCTCAATCCCCAGTCTATAAGAGACACTTCGATTACTGTAGGAAATATTACTTTAACTATTGAAAATAACGAAGTTCAACAACTTACTACGGTAACAAGGTCATGAGCTTTCAGAGAAGGTTATCTCTAGCTACCAGAGGCTACAGAGGTACTTTTATTGAAAATGTCTATGTAAACGAGGAGTTTTTTATTAAAGAAGATTTTGAAACAGTAGATATCAACTTTACAACTCCTTTAGCCGTATTAGAGGATGTTTCTGTAAATGTTGATTCTGTATTGGATATAGGATTTGACATAGGTATAGAGCATGTAGGAATAGATGTTGCTATAGATGAGCTTCAAACAGATATAGATAGTTGTTAAAAAAAGGGGCCGAAGCCCCTTTTTATTACTTAAAAATATCTTGCCAATTACCTGTAGTACTCGCTCTAGCATATTCTGTAGAACGGTTTTCGAAAAAGTTCGTGTGCTCTACAGCGTTTACCATATAGTCTAGCCAAGGAAGAGGGTTGTTTTCTGAATTGAAAATCTTCTTCATCCCTAACCCCAAGAGTCTTTTATCAGCAATATACCTAATATATGCCTTTACTTCTTCTGCCGATAGGTCTTCTACTTCGGTAGCTCCAAAAGCAACATCAATAAACGCATCTTCTAGCTCCACTACTCTTTCAGCAGCACAATAAATTTCATACTTTAACTCGTCGTTCCATATCTCAGGGTTCTCCTGAACATATGTTCTGAAAAGTTTTGACATTCCTTCTACATGTAAACTCTCATCTCGAATTGACCAGGTAACAATCTGCCCCATATTCTTCATAAGATTATGGCGAGGAAAATTCAATAAAATCGCAAAGCTACTAAATAACTGTACTCCTTCTGTGAAACCACTATATACTGCTATAGTTTTAGCAATATCTTTCTTGCTATCCATATTAAAGTTAGTTAAATATTCATGCTTATCAGACATTTCTTGAACTTTCATAAACATTTGATACTCTTCTTCGGGAAACCCTAGAGTTTCTAGGAGAGTAGAATATGCGTCTTGATGAACGGCTTCCATCGCTGCAAAAGCAGACAACATCATTCGTACTTCAGGAGCTTTAAACGTAGGTAGATAATGCTTCGCATACCCACAACAAACGTCTACATCACTCTGCGTGAAAAAACGAAAGATATGTCCAAGTAAACGCTTACTACTATCATCAAGAGAACGATAATCTTTAAGGTCGTCTGCCATCGGAACTTCCTCCGGCATCCAATGGAGGTGCTGTTGTGTTTTGTACGCCTCATACGCCCAGTTATACTGAAACGGTTTGTAATAATTTCTTTCATCTGTAACCATAAATTACCCCTCACAAGCTAGACAAGAATCTTCGTTGTCAAATATAAAATCTCTTAGTTTTTCGTCTGAAACTACTTCCGCACGTTTGTAGGCTTCACTTCTCGCATAGTATAAAGTCTTCATACCACGACGCCAAGCAATCATATGCACATTGTGTAGTTCCTGTTTACTCACATCTGCTGGAAAAAATAAATTTACAGACTGTGACTGACAAACATGTTGTTGTCGATCTGCTGCAAACTCTACAACCCAGCGCTGGTCAATTTCCACTGCTGTTTTAAATACATCCTTTGTCCAAGTATCTAAAAAGTCTAGGTGCTGTACACTTCCTCCATGGGTCATAATATCTTTCCACACTTCTTCCGTGTTCATGTCAATCTCGTCCAGAGCATGTTCGAGATACTCATTCTTTAGAAGACTTGTACCAGACTTTGTTTTTTGAGTAAAAGCATTTGCACGGTAAGGCTCTATGCTTGGACTCGTATTTCCACAAATAATGCTACTGCTAGCATTCGGGGCGATAGCTAGAAGATGAGCATTACGAATTCCGTAACCGACTCCATCAGGACACTCCCCTTTCTCAACCGCTAATTTCTTACTTGCTTCGAGGGCTGAAGACTTTATGTGTGAGAAAGCTCTCATATTAAAACTCTTCGCCATTGCGCTCTCAAACGCAATATTATGCCTCTGAAGGTAAGCGTGAAACCCCATGGCTCCAAGACCGATTGATCGCTCTCTCATCGCACTATAGCTAGCTTTCTCGAGAGAAGAAGGTGCGTGTTGAATAAAAAATTCAAGTACATTATCTAACATACGAACTAGGTCAGGAATGAATTCAGGAACATTTTTCCAGCTTTCATACTCTTCTAAGTTTACACTAGAAAGACAACATACTGCGGTTCTGTCTTTATTTGTGGGCAGGGTAATTTCTGAACAAAGGTTTGAGTGATGTACTTTTAGCCCTAAGTTTCTTTGATATTCGGGTAAATCGTTATTTACTGCGTCCTCAAACATAATGTAAGGTTCGCCAGTTTCCACGCGGTTCTGAATGAGTTTTACCCACAAAGCTTTCGCAGGAACAGTTTTAGTAATTTCACCGCTATGAGGGTCTATCAAATTCCAGCTATCATCAAATCCTGGTTCTTCTGTCGCTTGCGCGATAAGTTTCATAAACTTGTCAGGAATGACCACAGCATGATGAAGATTGGTAGACTTTCTATTGATATCGCCGCCAGTAGGCTTGCGTACATCGAGAAACTCTTCGATTTCGGGATGAGAAATGTGTAAATAAGCCGCATATGAACCTCTTCTAGTTACTCCTTGTGAAAAAGCGAGCATTTCAGCGTCAACTACCTTCATAAAAGGAATTACACCTGTGCTCTCGCTTCCGTTACTTGTGCGGGAGCCCACAGAGCGAATATCGCTCCAGCTTCCGCCTACCCCGCCACCGACAGAGGAAAGAAACGCATTCTCTGTGTAATGCCCTGTTAGTCCTTCCCTGCTATCTTCAACATAGTTGAGGAAGCAAGAAATAGGCAACCCCCGCGTAGTTCCTCCGTTCGAAAGAATTGGAGTAGAAAACATAAACCACAAATTGCTTGCGTAATCATACAGACGTTGTGCATGAGCTTCATCATCTGCGAAGGCTTTCGCCGCACGTGCGAAAGCATCCTGAGGCGACTTCTCCCCCTCTATCAAATATCTGTCTTCTAGAGTTTGAATGCCAAACGCCGATAGAAGACGATCTCTTCCATAATCAATTACCATTAATAAATTCCCCTACTTTCTCGTCTATTTCTTTTAGACTATGCCCTGGATACTCTATTGCATCACCACAATAAGTGATAAGATCCATCATTTTATAGTTTTGTAAAATTAAATCCCCGCTTTCGTTAAGCGCTTGAATATATTTGTATTTTCCTTCTATAGGTATAGCATCATATATATCAAAAGCACTGCCAAACTGTTCCATTAAGTCTGTAGCTCTTTTTGGCCCTATACCAGGTATTCCATCTATATTGTCTCCTTTGTCTCCAGTTAGTACTTTGAAGCTAATATATTCTTCTCTAGGGAAACTAAAAAATTCTCCCCAATTAAATACCGTGGTTTCTTTTCGAGTAACTGTAGAGAATCTCGATACGTTTTCATTAACAAGTAAGTCCCAGTCACGGTCGCTTGAAATGAGCCATATATCTTCTATCCCGTACTTTTCTCTATTTTTAACAACGTAGGCAGCAATATCATCTGCCTCAACTCCCTGGTATCGAAGAACTAGAAACTTTTCTGAGAGAGTAATAAGTGTTCTCTCATATTCCTCAAAGAAAAGTTTTATTTCTTCTTTCTCTTTTTCAGTTTGGTCTTTATATCTTTCTTTTCTATTTTCTTTGTACTGAGGACATTCATCTTTTCTATACTTACTATTTCCCCAGTCTGCGGCAATAATAATATTACTGCATTCGTAAGATTGAGCCAAACTCTCTACTGTTCGTAGATAATCGAACTCAAAGTCTAATTTTCCCTGATGTTTCCATCTAAAAGCAATATTCATAGCATCTACTATAAGAACATTGTTATTTTTTTCCATAATTTGATTTTTAAAACTAACCACCAATAAACTCCACTTCTTCTTGTTCTAACCATTCTTCCGCTAGCATAACATAGCAATCTAGCCAAGACACTTGCATATATCTCGTATTTTTGGGCATTATTGAAGTCGCTACAAATACTTTCGATCTCGAATACTTAAAAAATAAAAGAGGTTTTTGATTTTTAAATCCCGCTTGTCTTACGATTTTCTCCCACCACTGTAAGAAATGGTTAGTTTTATTTGTAAATACTTTATCTGTAAAGGGAGATTTTTCATAGTTTTTTACTTCTATACAAAACAAATTCTTTTCGTCAGGAACATATAAGTCTCCTTTAAGGTAAGAAAGAGCCCCCGAACTGGGGACTCTCTCAAACTGTAGGCCACTGGCATCTCGAAGCATATCTCTTACAAGATATTCCCCTCTTGCTCCTTTTGCTCTTGAATCTACCATTATGCTACCAACCTACTTATATTGCCTGATTTTTGAACTTCCACTTTTTCTAGTAATGGATGTGACCACCCATGATTTACTAGGTAGGTGTTCAAGTCTTCTTCTAATAGAACTTCTACGAGTTTCTCTTTTCCTACTTCGTCTAAAACTGTCATAACTTCGTCCAGAAATAATACATTGATACGACTCGAAGAAAGACTACTCATCAACTTACGAATTGCAAGAAGAGTAGCAGTATTTACTCTCGCTAGTTCCCCGCTAGAAAGTGCAAGAATATCAATTATATTTCCATTATCTGTAATTTCTACGTTTAACTTATCGTTATTTACGGCGAAATTCAGAGTAAAACGACCGTCTGAAAGTTCTGCGAGGTATTCACTCGTTAATTCTTCCAGTTCTTTCACAAGATTTTCGATCTTGTATGCTATTAGACCATTAGTACTAAAGGCTTTTTTAAGAATTTCAAGATTACCTTTTCTTTCAGCAATTCTACTATAACGAGTAGATACTTCTTCGAGTTGCTTTTCAAACTCTTCAGTTTGTTCGCTTATAACTTCAATCTTTGCGTTATAGGCTGAACGAGCTTCGTTCTCTCTCTGAAGTTTTTCAATATCGTTCTTTTGAGTTGCAATTCGATTACGAACTTGCGTAACTCTAATTTTAAGCTCTTCTTCGTCTACAAGAAGGCTCGGGAGAGAGTCGTCCACTGAACGATACAAATCCTCCCACTCTTTCTGTTTTGTAGATTTTAGCTTGAATTTCTCATTGTTTTCTTGAATTTCTTTAATTTTCTTCTGGATATCATCTTGTCTGTCTTTTTCGATTTTAATTTTTTCTTTCTCTCCCGAGATGTGTTTTTCTTTAAAATCGTAGTCAACGGATTGTTCACAGGTAGGACATACATTTTCCAGGTTCTCCATCTTTCGAATGACTTTTTCCGAAGAGCCGATCGACCCCGCTATAGCGCCTAGCTGTGACTGCAACTCATCATAAGACTGAAATTCAGATGCTTTGATAGCATTAATTTCAGAAATATTAATTTCTTTCAATAATTTTTTATACTGATTATTTTGAGAAATTTGTCGATTCGTTGATGAAATATTTTTAATTTCAGCCATAAGAGAACTTAATTCTTCCTCATCGTCATCCGACATTTTCGGTACTTTTACAAGTTCTCGTGGGGTAGTATCGGTCAAACGGTTATTTTCCAACCATTTTTCAATAGTCGAAATGCGACCTTCAAGCGTTGCAAATTCTTGCTCGACTTCTCTAGAAGCATCTTTGAACACATCAAAAAGTTTTACATACTTTTCTAGCCCTAACAAGTCTATAAGAAACTTCTTACGATTAGCATCAGTAGCAGTTAAAAAATTCAAACTTGCGTTTGTATTTTGATAAACTACCTGAGAGAATGTTTTGAAATCAATTCCAAGAACTTCTTGTATGCTTTTATAAGTATTGGTGGCCGTATGACTGCCAATATCTTCTTCGTTCTTTAGAAACTTTACTTTAAGCGAAGACTTACGCTGAAGGTCTATTTCGTACTCATCTCCACCCTTCGAAAATGAAAGGTAGATTGAGTATCCATTATTTAATTCTCTGTTTGGAATATCGGCTTTCTTTATTCCTTTCGAGTTTTTATTAAATAACACTTCTTCCAGTATAAGAGGAATAGATGATTTACCAACACCATTACTGCCCAGAATCTGAGTTAGTTTGGTATCAGAAAGATCAAGCTCATTGCCCTCTCCATAAGAGAAGCAATTACTCCATTTCAAAGTTTTTAGCGTAATCATTAAATATTCCTAATATGTCTGGTATTTTTTCATCATGTATCTCTAGTACATACATTAGATACTCTACTAATTCTTCTCCGATTGTAAGCTCTTTGTCTAGTACAAGAGTAGCTTCAGAACTTCTTTTTACAACCTTCTTATCAAGAAGTTCAGTAGAGGTTACTTTTGCAAGGTCACCAAGGTCTCCCTCTAACTCATATATAACGTGGTCATATAAACCATTTATCATATCAGCAGGGTCGCTTACTGTCTTGCGTAGTAATTGTGGAAGCTCTAACTCATCCCAAACCCACTCCCAATATTCTGTATCTATAGTAATTACTCCCGTCGCTACTTTAGAACGATGGAAACTAGTTGTCATAGGACTACCAGGATACACTATATTTTGTTGACAGTTTGAGTGAGAATGTAAATCCCCCGCAAAAACTATTGGAAATCTTTTAAATCTATCTAAATCAACCTCTGGAGTAACGTGAGGAGGTATTTCTCCGCGTACATGAGTAAACACGGGTAGAGACTTATTTAGCATTTCTATAGAGCTTTTCTTGTGTAAATCACAATAAGGCAAAATACTAAAGCCTCTCTCGTCCTCAAAAGCTTCATCTATTACATAGACCAAGGGGTTGAGTGAGTTAGTAACTTCTTTTAAAGCTGTGAAAAAAGTTTTATTCTTTTTCGTAGCTTCATGATTACCATCATAGATAATCGTTTCTATACTACACTTTTTTACAAAAGTAAAGTATAATTCTAATTCTTCGATTGTTGGTACTCTGTCGAATAGGTCGCCGCCAATAATATGCAAATCAGCATCGTCTTCCAAGATATGAATCTGATGAAAGAATGAATCATAGCGAGCACGTGCCCAGTTCAGGGGCACGTTTTTTTGACCTAATTTAATATGCCAATCGGCAGAGAATAGAATCTTCATTAGGCAACATCAAACTCATCTTCAATACTTTCATCGGTGTTTGAGTCTGCACCTGCACCCGCCGTCATAATTCTTTCCAATAACTCTTTCTGAGCATCGGGGGTAGGACGAGCTAGAAGTTCATCAATAGGAGTAGCACCAGCCACAACATCTTTCTCTTCATCTGTCAGAGCGCGAATAGCTTTCTGACACTTTAAAGTTTGAAGAGTATACTCAACATTATATACGTTAGGACCGGTCTTAACACGCTTAAAGTGAATGTCCCAACCTGCTTCCAGGTCAGTAGGGTCACCCAAATCTTCAGCAGCTACAAGAATCTGATCCATCAATTTTTTCTTTAGGTTAAATACTTTGGCTTTACCGTCAGAGGGGTCTATACATTGTACAGAATAAGACCATCCACACTTCAAATCGGGAAAGTATTCACGAACCCAATCTTTTTCTTGGTTTACAAAAGCTTCTTTCTCTCGGTCAAATGACAAACACTCCATAGGAATGTTTTTATCGTTTTCACCTTTTACCCAATAGATATATCGAGGTAGAAGATCTCCGAAAAGACGAACACAGTTGTCTCCATTTTTATAAGTGTACTGCTCTAAAGAGCTTTTCTTAGCTCCCCCAGCGGATGAAGTAAAT